AGCAGACTTTACCTGAGCGTTTTCAGATACTTCACAACCTCAAAATCCTCAATGCTTCTAGTCTTGGAAGCTTGAGTATATGTGGGTACGAAGCCCTTTATAGTCTTGGCTACTTTGTAGTCCTGGACAATTTGTCTCTTAAAGTAACCTGGAATTGATAAGCCTAAACGATACTTATCACCCTTAATAAAGAATTGGATCAATTGATGAAATAAAGGATGGTGCTTACAGTTTTCCAAAATCATGATCCACCGGAGAGTCTCCATACGATAATTCCACTTTTCTGGGGAGTGAAATCTCTCCGGATTCATCCCAGCGTTGATCGCCAATACGGTGGGATAACACCCTGCTACAGTTGAAGTTCCGGGAACTAAGATGGTTTTATCAAAGAACCGCTGTAGATAGTGTAACGTTTTGCTGCTTATATCTTGCTTCTCAGGGTTTGCTTCCAAACCGCACGATAAGGACGCTTCAGCAATTACTTGTGCAAAGTCTAATTCACTATTAGTTGACATGGCACCATCGTCACCCAAAAGTTGGTTCCCAACCAGCTCTATCCTCTGGTTAATTAACTCATGCACGAATTCCGAGATGATACTCTCAGATAGATTGGTCCATCCTGAACCAGAAGCTAATCCGTGTATGCCGATTATCATAGAGCGTTCGTCTATTAAAATCGGAATGTTTATGCAATGCATTAGGCTCTCATGTAAGCCTGCTCTATACTTTGGTTGGAATATAGGCGCAACGATGTCATAAACAATTTCCATCTGGTCGGATACCATCGTTTGATCCATACCAGTGTAATCCATTGAGGCTAAGGTTTTCGCCTTAAAAGCACCCTGAGCCATAAAAGCCTCTTCGACTTCGTCGAAGCCTTCCCATGCTGCGAAAGAGCGAACTCTGTTTGATCTGATACAATCCATGATCGGGATAACGTACTCTTTCTCCACTAAGTTTGTGGACATCGGGAACATAAAAATGAACCGTGGCTTTTGTCTAGATGATCTAGACCCAAGGACTGCCGGATAAGTTTTCCACTTTCCGGATTTTGCATCCTCGAGTGCATGAAGTTGCACATCTTCAAAACTCCGCTTGCTGAAGTCAGGTAACCCACTGTTTGAATTGAGTTTGTCATCTTCAACATCGCGATGCAAAACTTGCTCTGGAGTTAGAGCTCTTAGAGAGTGTGATTTAAACAATCTCTCTCTGACAATTTTGACGATCTTATCGTACTCAGGAGATTTTCTGATACTCGCGGGTTTCCCACGAGAAAAGTATTTCTCTAAGTCAATCATCCTCTCCTTTAATGGTGGATAACCGCCTTGTTGACCTACCTTAGACCATCGCGTATCCTCATACGCAATTAAGTTAGGAAACTGATCGAGATTTCTCGATAGAGTATGTTTCCAGATCTCTGAGACTTGATCTTCACTTAGTCCTTTATACAGCGGACTTCGCTGTGTTGGCATGCTTCCATTTCGAATTCTCTCAAAATGAGCGGAAATGCCGGTCGCTTTCTTGGACACAATACTTGCTTCAGTATTTGCGTCAATTTGAATGATTTTCATAATCATCCTCCTTTCTTAAA